CTATCTAAGTTTTCTATCATAAATGGGCTATCTTCATCTATATCAGGTAAAACCATTCTATGAGCGATTCCACTTGTGTATAAACTTTCTGCTAACTCTGTATCTTTTGGATATTTATCTTCTGCAATCATATAACTGTTTAATGCACCTACTTCATCACTTGCAACATCTCCTCGTTGAACATATTGTATTGGTTCTCCGAAAACATAACTTTTTTTAAATTCAGTAATAAAGTATGCATTGTTTTCAACCACAATATTATTAATTGTTGGTCTAACATCTTTGGTTTTATTTAAAATTGGTTGATAACCTTTATAATAATTTTCTAAATAATCTATTTCTTCTGAATTTTTTAAATGCAATGAAAAAATATCAATTAATATTTTTGTTATAATTTCAGCATTCATATCCTCAGGTTCATAATCTGCATAAAGTACCCTTCTTCCAAATAATAACCTGTCAGGATTAACATTACATTGTAAAATAGGTGTATTTGTTGGAAGCGTAGCATTATTTGCATTTGTTTCTAAACTTTCATTAGTTTCTTCCATAATTCACCACTTTTCCTTATAATTAATTTAAAAATTAAAGGAGCACTTATCATAAATTATTTATTTACATGCTCCTTGTGTAGCACTGAATAACCCATGAAGGGAAAAACTAGGTTATTCATGCATACTTATACACTATTTTAAGAAAATACAAAATGTTTCAGGTCTAATAATTGTATAAAAATACAATTTTAAAATGGTCTTGTAATAGGTTTAGGTTTTGCAATCATTCCTCTTCCTAAAATTATTTCACTACCATACATACAAACAGAATCTATTCCATCATCATGAATATTTGGTCTATCAAATGAATATTTTGTTATATTTTCCATCATTCTTCCAATATCAGTATTTGGTTTTACAATTGATTTGTCTGGAAATACAACTTGTTTTTGAATAATTCCACGATTGTTTTTTATTCTTTCTTCTTTTTTTACTGTATTAAATTTTTCAATAATAGTACACCAAAAAACATTTCTAGCATTTAATTTACTTTCTAGCAACGGTTTTAAAGATGTATCAATATTATTTTCGATAACTAATGTGGTTATTCTATTTTCAATAATTTTATTAATAATTTCATCATATAAATCATCCATTGCTTTTTGTTTATATATGGCATCTATTAAATAATGATTTCCATTATTATCATTTTTAAATATAGGCATTGCAACATTATCTTTACCCTTTCTAGCAGTATCTAATGTTGCCATTGCATTTGTTGTAAGATTACTTGGTATTTCGATATAGGTTCTTATACATTCCCAAGCAAACTCTCTTCCTGTTGGTGCAATCGGATCTTGTTGATATACACAACTAAATAGAAATGGGTCTGTTGTTTCTTTTATTTGCTCAGCAATATTTTGTGGATATACAACAGGACATGTTGTTTTTCCTTCATTATCAAGCATTGGTACTCTTATAACTATTGTAGAATGGTTTTCACTTTCCATTACATAGGGATTTTCAGTTGGCAATAACCTAGATACTTTATTCCTATCTTCAATTATTCTATTCAAAATATCTTCTGGACACCATTGTGTTCCAATAAATAAAAACTTACAACTCAAACCATCTCTTCTATTCCACCATTCGGTTAACCATTTATCGTAAATATCCCTATGAGTTTTCTCACTATATGCTTCTTCTGCACCTTTAGTCATATCATCAAATATAATCGCAAATTTTGCCCTTTCACCAGTTGTTGCACCATTTCTAGTTCTCGCAATATGATTTGACTTTGGAACATTAGCATTTCTTATTTTCCAATCACTTTCTTTCTCTACTTCAAATGGTTTTCCATTATACAATTTAAATAACGGAAATATGTCAGCAAATTCATCACTCATCAAATAACCTTTAACTGTCCTACTAACACCTAAAACCAATTCCTCAGAATATGATAACCTGAGAACTGAATTATCTATACTTAACCCATATGCCCATGCAGTCCATAAAGTTGCAATATATGATTTTCCAATACTAGGTGGATAACTTGCGATAACATACTCTAATTTGGAGTCAAACGCCAATTTATTTAGTGCGTTTACATAAGGCAATAAAACAACTCGGCGATTACTATACACCTTTCTTGACATATTCCATTCAAAATAATCAATGAAACTCTCAAAATCTCTTCTAGCACAAAAACAATATGTTTTTTTATAAAATTCAAAAAAACTTGGCATATTTTCTAGTTTTGCTTTCTCAACTAAATTATGAAGTACAGGAATTAAATATTTTTTTGCATTTATAACCGATTCCATTTCATCTTCTTTAAAATAAGTTTCAAGAATGCTTAGCATAGTGCTACACCAAGTTAATTTATCATTTTCATTAATTTTCTTTGATTTTAAAATTTCAACAATATCAAAAAATGTTTCTTTAATTGTTTCAGTCTTTTTATTAGGAATATTTTTTAATTCTATTTTATCTCCAACTTTTATTCTTTCCATAGTTCACCTCTTTTATTTCCCTTATAAAAGAAGTGCTACACCTTTTTTTATCCAAATATTTCCAATATTGAAATTCTTTTTACTAACCCCTTTTTTATTCTAGCTTCTGCAAGTTTTTTCTTGCAAAAAAATATTGTACCTTTTTCTATCTTTGCTTTTGGAAATTTTTTACTAGTTATGTCAGTAAATGTTTGTTCTGCTTTAACAAACATATTTCCCACCATTTTTACCACTATTAAAATCAACTAAAATATATTTTTTATTTTCTTTTAACGCATCTAAATATTCTTTTTTTATTAAATTATAAACTTGTTTACATTCATCACTTGTTTCAAAATTTGCTAATACATTACCTTGAATAGATAATATTAAACATTCTAAATCCAAATCAAATAAATATTCTTTAGTAATTTTAAATTTTTCAATATACTTATCTAACATTTTTGAATCTAATGATGCTTTTTGTTCTTCTATTTTGTTAATAATATTTGGTCTTACTTCAAACTCTTTTGCCAATTCTTCAATAGTCAAATTACTACTTTCTCTCAATTTTTTTACTTGTTCTCCATATATTAGTTTTGGTTTTCTAACACCAATTCCAATCATTTCAGTTTCTCCAAATAATTTTCCGTTTTCTTCAATTACAATTATTTTCATTTATAACCTCTTTCTTATTTTTGAAATATACTTCTCAATATCATAAATACTAATTGACATGCAAGGCCATGTAAATAAGTCCAAACAAAATTAATTCCAAATACATCTATTACAAACAAACCTAACCCCCAAAAAACTAATCCACCTAATGCAATACATCCTAAGCAAAGTAATATTGCTACAATTATTGCTAAAATTGTTATTAACATACTTTCACCATACCTTTTCAATTAATTCTTTCAACTCTTTTTTTGCTTCTTTTGTTATTGGTGGCATTACCATACTCACTAATATTCCTTTGGGTAATTCTAAAGCTTTTTCAACCTTCACAACCCACTTAATACCTATGTCATTACTTCCATTTAAATAATTAGTTATATTTTGTGGAGTAGTTCTTCTATCACCCAATTTTTGTTCAATTTGATTAAGTCTTTGACATAATTGTCTATTAGTCCAATTCTTCTTTTTTAAAACAATTTTTATATATTCTGCTACACTAATCATCATCATTCTCTTCTTTATATTCACTTAACTCAATATAATGTTCTTCAGGAGGCCATTTAGGAAAACCCCTTTTCGCATATTGTAGTCCACCATCAACATATACTTTCTTACACTTACAATACTTAAAATCATGTACATGTTTACTTTCAATAATTTCATTACAATATTTACATTGAATCTTATTTGAAATCATTTTTTTCATTCTTACCACCACATATACCAATATATTTCTTTAAAAATATTTAAAACTTGATTTTTTATTTTTTCTAATTCTTCTTCATTATCAAAAAAATTATTTGTTAATACTATATACCTATCTGTTAAATCAATAATTTTATTAATAAGTTCTAACAATGTATATTCTTTTAATTCATATTTTATTTTATGAAATTCTAAATCAACTTTTTTTGATGCATGTTCTTTATACGCAATAAATCTAGAATTAATCCATTTCATAAACGAAATGCTTAAGTCCCATGTTTCATCATCAGACCAGCCTCTAATTCTTCTTTGAAAAAAATATTTAATCTTTCTTATCACAATCTCTTCCTCTTATAATTCTTATCGTTCTAGCTTTTCCATTTGATGTTTCTATATATCCTTTTTCTTCTAGTTTTACTAACATAGAAAATACTGAATTTGGATATTTTTGGTTTGTTAATTTACTTAATTCACTAATTGTTGGACTATAATGGTTTTTGCTAATAAAATATTCTATTGCTTCAAGTAATATTTTTTGCTTTATCGTTAACTTACTCATCTATAATATCCATTTCATTTATAACCCAAAGTAATGTTTCTAATTCATTTCTTTGTTTTACTTTATTTTTCTTTATATATTCAATTCTATTTCTTATATCATCTTCGTTTTTTATATTTCTAAATTTTTGATGAAACTCATACAATAATTTATAATTTCTATATAACTCATATAAGCAATATAAATTTGGTTCTTTAGTTTCCATTTTTTTCCATCATCTCCACCTCATACCTCAACTCACTACTTTCAAATTCTTTATAAGTTTCCAAATATACTTTTTTACCTAACATGGCAACATATGGATTTATCATTAAGTTTCTATTTTTTCCATTTTTTATTTTATGAATTATATCATCTTTAACGAGCCCATCTAGTTGTCTTTTTATAGTACTACTACTTACTTCACATATTTTAGGTAAATCTTTTAATTTGACTTTTTTTCCATTTGTATAAGTTATTACATTATCCATATATCCTATATACTGAATTAAAGAATTTAATATAGGATATTTTTTTGCATACTTTCCAAATAAAATAGAATTAACTTTTACAAAGGGATAATTTATTGCTTTTGATTTTAAATAAGAGATAGTATTGCCTTTCAACACCCTATCTCCTCTCTCAATTTTTATATAATTTTCATTATCCTCTATTTCTTCTAATATAGTACCTGATGAATCTACAATAAATTTTCTATTATCTTCTATATTATTCATATTATTTATATCAGCTTAATCTATTTAAATGCTCATAAAATTTTTCTCTTAATGTAATTATGTCTTTTTTTATTGTTTCTTCATCTAAAGTCTTTAAATATGCATAAAAATAATTTGAAGTTGCATTATATAATTTACTTAATTTAATATTACTTTTACGAGCGACACCCTCTTTTACATTTCTCATAAGTTTCCAAAAATTATAATATGGGAATTTTAATTTTGTCATTATACCATTTGATTCAATTACAACACCTTCTATATTATCTTTACTTAAATCTTCTTCATCAGTATTTTCTATATACCAACTATGAAAATCTCTAAAATTATCAAATTCTATATATATATTTTTGCTTTCACAATTAATTAAATTACCTAATTCAACAACTTTTTCATATGGTTCTTTTTTGAATTCTAAATCATTGTGAATAATATCTAGTAACACTAATCTTGATTTTGTTTCTTTTATTATATGTGGGTCATTTTCTATATCAATTACTTCAAAAGTAAGAGATACATCATTATTTTTTAAATAATTTAGTAATTTATCCTTATCTATATTACTTTTTTCATAAATGTTTCTAAAATAATTAGCATATTCTCCAACATTTGAAGATTTACTAGCAAGAAACAATTTATCATTAACATATGACATTATTCCTAAAAATCCATTATACTTTTCATAACAAGTTATTTTATTATCAAATTTTGTTGCAAGATTAGTAATTTCAGTTTCTCTTCTCTCGCCAACATTAAAAAATTTGTCATATCCTCTAGCAACTACTTTTTCAGTTGAAGTATCAATAAACAAACCTCGTGATTTAGTAGTCAAATCATTCCAATGTTTATTATGAAATGCATTTCTATTAAAATTAAATGAACTTATATTATTATCTAGCTGTGATTCTCTAATATCTTTACTTGCTCTTAATTTTTCTAAAAATGTCATATTATCTATATTAGACTTACATTCTCTGAACTCATTAATTTCTTCTGGTTTGCCAAAAATATCATTTTTTATTTTTATCATTTGGTTTTTTTCTCTCGATATTTCTAACACTTTTAAATAACCGCCAAATTCAACTTTACCTTCTAAATTATATGAAACACCATTAACATCATCAATATCATAATTATTTCGATGAGCATGAATTTGTATTACATCTTTAAAGTTATTGTTCCAAATTGTATCTATATCTACATTATAGTCACCAACACCTCTGATAAACTGTTCATTTGATACAAACATTAATTTATCAGGCATATAACTTATTCCACCATGTGTAATAAAATATTTTTTATTATCAAAGGTAAAATATGCCATTTGTCCAATATTCCTGCAAAACATTCTTATATCTTTTTTATCAATTTCTTGGATTTCAAATTTTGTTTTATATAAAAATGATTTGTTTTTTATACATTCTTCATCACCATTAGCATATAGTCTTAACCATCTTTCGTGATTACCTTCTAAGAGCAATACATTTTTATTTTTAGACAATTCCATTAAATATTGCAATGTTTCTTTATTTTGAATACCTCTGTCCAAATAATCACCACAAAAAATATACATATTCTTTTCGTTATATAAATTTTGATTAAAGTAATCTAATAAAGGTTGATAGCATCCATGAATATCACCAAATACAACTATCTTCTCATACTCATTAAAATCAAATAGTTTAACATCTAACTCTTGCCAAAAATTATTTTTATCAATTTTAACCCAACCACTTGTCTTTGGTTGAGTAGTCATTCTAGCATACATTTTGTCTATTACACTATCTGATACTTGCTTATAAGATTCTCTCATTCTGTTTTGTTCCTTACATACTTCAATTGGAATATCACTAAAATCTACATAATATCTTCTATATCTATATTTTTCACATAATGCATTATATTTACTAAAATCTGATGATTTAGAGTGAGTTGCATCTACTATTACAAATTCTCCTCTATCCATTCTCTTTTCTAGTAATTCAAATAATAATGTCCATACATATCCATCATTCTTTTGACTAATTGTAGTACCATATTCAGTCATTACAGGACTTTCAGTTAATAATCTTAAATCATCAGCACACAATGTATATTTTTCTAAATTCATTTTCTTAATCCAAGTAGATTTACCACTTCCTGGACTACCTCGTAATATAACTATACTTCTCATTTATTTCACCTTAATTTACATATTTGTCTATTTAGAGTTTCTAAAAATTTATTTCATTAAACTTTGTTTTAGCATTCATTTATAATCTACTTTCCTGTGCATCCATAAAACATTCTTCACAATATTCTCCTTCGTATATTCCATTATCATCAAAATCATTTATTGAATTTCCACATAAAGTACATTTTTCTATTTTTTCATCTTTTATTTTACCTTCAAGTATTACATCATCTAAAAAACTTTTTATTTTTTTATATAAAAATTGTTTAGTATTGCAATTTACTGCCCATTTTTCTAAAGATAACTCATATTGTATTGCACCATCGCTAATTGATATTCTTATTGGATATTTTTTCATTAAATTACTTCCTCCTATAAATAATCATATATTGTCATCTCACATTCTTTTTGTTTCTCATCTAAATTACATACATATTCAATTCTTGCTTTTGCTATTGGTAAATATTCTTCATTGAGTTCTATTCCTATATATTTATAATTTTTATTTTTTTCTTTATTTTCGTACATAACTGCTTTTCCAGTGCTACCACTACCATTAAATGGGTCAAGTATTGTTGAACCATTTGGACTTACAAGTCTTAGTAAATACTGCATAAGTTCAGTCGGTTTAACAGTTGGATGTGTGTTTTTTCTCATTTGTACACTGTTCATTTGACTTCTACCTTTTATTTTATCTAAATTGCCCCTTCTTAATTCTGCTTGTGCTTGATTAGAAACAGCATAAGGTATTTCTTCAAAACTATCCAATCCCTCATCTCTATCTTTCTTACTTGCTTTTGCGCAATAAAAATATCTTGAAGCACTTCCGTTATCGTTATACCATTGTCTATAACCATACAATTTGGTAGAGCTCTCATTTAAACTTTGTCCTCTATAAATAGAACCTTTAGAGTAATTATTTTGAGAACTAGCACCTTTGCTTTGTGGAAATGCTCCACATACTTCATCAAAATCAGTATCATCATAAGTTAATATCGTATTAGCTGGAAAACGACCTTCATGCGATATTAATTCCTTTGTTGTATCTTTTGGCATATATGCACCATTACCAAATTTATTACCATGTGCTTCTGTTAAGTCAGTAGGATAATATTCTATTTTTTCATTTCCTACTCTACATTCATCAATATTTAATCCTCCGACCTTATTTTTAATAACATTATCTACCAAACTTCCTTTAAATGGCTTTCTCGCAATTATAATAGGTTCAAAAGATGGCTTTAAACAAGTTCCCCAACCATGCCATTCGTTAGATGCTTTCTTTATAGTAAATTTTTTCCCTACTGTACCACTTTCAAACAATGTATTATTTTTTGTACTATTAGGTCTAGCATTAGGACTAATTATACCAGTATCAATACTTTTAACACCGTTTTTTTTATCAATTGCTAGTCCAATATTCATCGATTTAGGAAATCCACTTCCATATAACCACATAATAGTATCTCTTATTTCAAAACCTGCATCTTCAATTGCACAAGCAATCCTGTGAAAAGTTCTACTTCCACCAAATGCTAACAAATACCCACCTTCTTTTAATACATCAAAACATTTTTTCCAAGTTTCTTTTTCAAATGCTATACCAGAGTTATCCCAACTTTTACTCATAAAATTTAATTCATATGGCGGATCAGTAATAATACTATCTATTGTACCTTCTTCTATTACATCTAACATATCTAACATATTTCCCTGATATAGCTTATAACTATTATTTTCACTATATAATTTCATTTTCTTCTTCTTTCTTTATAAAAACTCTTTAAAAATTGCTATTAATACATTAACAACAATAGAATCTCCTGCTAAATGATATAAACTACTATCACTTTGATTTTTAGCACAATTTATAAAATCAGCTTCTTTTACGCCCATTAATCTAAAGCATTCTTTTGGGGTTATTCTTCTTATTTTGTACCCCCCCCCCTTCAATTATTTTCTTAATTAAAAGCATACCAGCGGCAGTTGCACCACTTCTTGTAGTTAATGTTGAACTAATATTTCTCTTATACACTTTTTCCATATTTTCTAATGGTTTTTCATATGCATTCCATTTTTTTATACTTTCAATTTTCTCCTCATCCAAATAATACTTTTCATCAACTTCATCTTCCAATATATCTTTTAGTCCTGTTTCAAGAGAGATTGGTTTTGGAAACTCATATGTATACTCGCCTAAAATACTAACCATAAATGTTCTTTTTCTTGTTTGCGGAATACCATAATCAGTTGCTATTAAATCTTTACAATAATTTTTGTATCCTAATTCCTCTAGTTTTGCTTGCCACCTATTAAAGTCAGCAAGATTCTTTTTTCCATGTATTTGTGGTACATTTTCCATTAATAACAACTCTGGTAAATTCCCCTGTATTTTGCATTCATTCAATATTCTTTCAACTTCCCATAACATACCACTTCGAGTTGATGTATCACTCATTCCCTTTCCCTTACCAGCATTACTAATATCTTGACAAGGAAACGAATAAGTAAGTAGATAAGTATATTTATCAGTATCAACAATTTCTAAATCACTGCCTTTTACAGTTTGAATATTTACCAAGTTATTTGTAATAATTATATTGTCATATATATTTCTCAATTTATCTTCTGATAATCGTGATATTTTAGATTTTTCCATTGGCTTATTGTAATCATTAGATATACCTACTTTGTATAAATAATCAACCAGTTCTTCTTTGCTAATATCAGTGCTAATGTTATAGCTATCGTTGAAATGAATATCTTTATATGCTTGTATACTTTTAATTGACCATTCACATATTTTCCAATGTTCAAATGGTACACCCAAATACTTTAAAGCAAGTGCCTGACTACCATATCCTGCGAATAATTCGATTAGTCTTATAGGTTTGGTTACCTTGTATATTGGATATTCTTTGTTTTCTTTCATTTTTCTCCTGCATGGGTTCATTTTTGATAGTGCATTTCATATATACAACCTATCATTTTTGAACCTTTCTCAAATCTTGATTTTATCCATATTTCACAAGGCATTACTCCACTTTTTCTAGACTTTTATCCATCTATTCTTATGGCCCTACAGAATTTTACTAGTATATATATGGTAGCAATTATTTCACTCTAATTTCACTCTACTTTTAGAAGAATTTTAAATTTAATATAAAATATTTTATTGAATAACAAAAAAATCACATTTTCATGTGACATTTTGGAATTATGTGATATTTTGATGTTTTTTTAATGGAATTTTGTGATATATTAGGTGCTTTTTGTATTTTTTATAGGTTTAGATGAGTAAGTGACACCCCTCTGCACTTTCAAAAATAGGGGTTGGGTATGTGTAAAGCGACAAAACGAACGATTAAGCACCACAAAAAAGCCCATAAAATAAGGGCTTGAAAGTGTTTTATATATAAATATATTAACTTATGAAAAAAAATAAGAATTACTCTTAATTGTTATAACTATATTTATATTATTTTTTAGTTATAAAGATATTCAAACTTTTGTTATCTTCACATCAAAAATAACAATAAAAATTATAAAAAAATATCTAAACCAAGCACACACCACCACAAAAAAATGTATATAAAAATTGGTGCTTTTGTGTTGAAGTTTTACCCCATTTGTGATATAAT